ATATAGATCATTATTCACAGCAACTACTGGTGTTAGTAACATTGCTCTTGGTTATTTTGCATCTTATTATGGAAATAATAGTTATTCAGTTGCTATTGGTCAACAATCAAATGGAGCTGGTTCAGCTTCTGGAACAAAATCCAATAACGTTGCTATCGGTTATCGAGCATTATATGTTACTCAAGCCGCTACAAACACTGCGTTAGGTTATCAAGCTGGTAATGCACAAACAACTGGTACTAACAATACCTTTATTGGTGCAAACGCCACTGACACTGCTGGCGGTGCGACTGCTTCCAATACAATTGTTCTTGGTGACAGTAGCGTTACTACATTACGTTGTAATACTGCTACAATCTCTGCTTTATCTGACGCCAGAGATAAGAAGAATGTGGAAGACATTCCAGTTGGTCTCGATTTTGTCAATCAATTAAGACCTGTTAAATTTGATTGGGATCAAAGAGACGGTGGTAGAGTTGACATTCCCGATGCAGGTTTCATTGCACAGGAGACACGCGATGTTGTTGATAACAACGATGCAAGATTCTTGAATCTGGTTGATGACCAGAATCCAGAACATTTTGAAATGAGAACTGCAACTCTCATTCCAGTTCTTGTTAAGGCAATTCAAGATCTCTCTGCTAAGAATGATGAACTTGAAGCAAGATTATCTGCTCTTGAGTCAGGAAATTAGTAAATACCGTAAGTTCTTGACCTTTTTGATTTTTTCTGTTATTATAAATAAGTGAGAAACATAGTTAGTAAAAATGATTTCTTCTTCAGTCACATTAGACAATGCATTTACTTTTCAAGAAGCATTGACAACTACATCATTTACAGTTGTAACTGCAAATGATGATATGGAGAACGGCAGAGTGGAAGCCGTTGTTGATCTTGGTGAAGGTAGAACTTTAGTCATGGAAGTATTCTCAGGTGATGATTACAACATCAACTGGTCACAAGAACAACTTGAAACTGCTATTGCCACAAAACTTTCTGGTCGTTCAGTTAGCGACCTTTGATCTAAAATAAAATTTTATTGAGAAGACCAATGCAAAAAATTGAAACTCTTAGAGAGGAACAACGTCCTCAAGCAGACACGACATCTCTGCGTGAACATGTTCAAAAACAACTTGACGAAGTCGAAAAAACTATCAATCGTCTTCGTGGTGAATTAGAAGCTGCTGTTGATTTTCGTTCTCGCTGTCTTGGTGGTTTGGAAACATTACAGATTCTTGATCCTGTAGAAGAAACATCTGAAGAAGACGAAGAAGAAGATACAACTAACATTAAGTTGAACTAATAAATAAGGCAGGTTTTAAAACCTGCTTTTTTTATGTCATATTGTTATGCGATTTCATGTTTTAGGATTGCCACATACAGTATCAAGCAAAGAATACGTTGCTTGTGCTTATACTCAAAAAGTTGTAAAGTTTGGCAAGATGATGACCCAGAGAGGTCATGAAGTGATTCACTATGGTCACGAAGATAGTGATTTAATGTGTACGGAGCACGTCACAGTAACCACTAATGATGACCTGAAGAAAACATATGGGTCTCATGATTGGAGAAAAAACTTTTTCAAGTTTGATACTAGCGATCATGCATATCAAACATTTTATAAGAATGCAATAAGAGAAGTTGGTAAGAGAAAGGAAAAAAATGATTTCATATTACCATTTTGGGGAAGTGGAACTAAACCTGTATGCGATGCACATCCAGAGTTAATCACTGTTGAGCCAGGAATTGGTTACGCTGGTGGTCACTGGGCAAGATGGAAAGTATTTGAAAGTTATGCGATTATGCACGCATATTATGGATTAAATGCTGTTGGATCGTGTAAACAAGACTGGTATGATGTTGTTATTCCAAATTACTTTGACTTAAAAGACTTTGAATATGCTCCTGAAAAGAAAGAAGATTATTTCTTATTCTTAGGTAGAGTATATTCTGGTAAAGGAATTGAAATTGCTGTGCAAACAACCAAAGAGATTGGTGCTAAACTTATCGTAGCAGGACAAAATCCAGAAAACAAAGAGTTTCCTGATCATGTTGAGTTTGTTGGATATGCTGACGTTGAGAAACGTAAGAGGTTAATGAGCAGAGCAAAGGCATCATTTGTACCATCAATGTATCTTGAACCATTTGGTGGTGTGCAAGTAGAAAACTTGTTGTCAGGAACTCCTACAATCACGACAGATTGGGGAGCATTTACAGAGAATAATGTCCATGGCGTTACTGGATATAGATGCAGATCTTTTGCTGATTTTGTAGAGGCAGCAAAGAATATTGATGAAATTGACCCTTGGCAATGTCGTAAGCATGGTGAGAAGTTTTGTTTGGAAAATATCGCACCAAAATATGAGAAATACTTTCAAGATGTATTGAATGTATATACTGGAAATGGTTGGTATCAACTATGAGAATCGCATTCTTTACATATTCAGAATGGGCATTTGGAGCAGTTCATAATGCTTTATGTAAAGAACTGTACAAGTTTGAAATATATTCAAACATCATTGACTGGAACAAAAGTTATAACGAAGAAGAGATAGATTCTTTTAGAGAACTCTACGATGTATTCGTAACTGTTCCAGGCGGACCTGTCAATGTTTTGTTAAACTATGGAATACCATATGACAATATCATTGCGATTGCACATGGTAGGTTTGACATACAATCTGGAATAGAACAAGGGAATGATTTCAATGCGTTCTTAAAATTTGGTGGTGTGAGTCCAGATCTTCAAAGATATGCAAAGAAGAAAGGCATCTCAAGAGACATGCAAGTTGCATTAAACGGTATACATTTTGATTACTTTTACAGAGAACCAGCATCTCAACTTAATATGCTTGGATATAGTGGTGCTTTAGAATATATCAATCACTTGGATGGAAATAAAGATCTAAAGAGAGGACATCTTGTTAAAAGTGTGGCAGATAGATGTGGATTGCCAGTTAAGTTGGTTAGTAGGAGATCTTATTTGGCAATGCCCACATATTATAGAGATGTAGACTGTGTATTAGTATCATCTACAGAGGAATCTTGTGGTCTTCCATTGATGGAATCTGCAGCTGCTGGTAGAATATCTTTATCCACACCTGTAGGTGTATCGAGAGATTATGATAATTCACCTAATATAGTTCTTCCATTTGATGAAAATAAATATATTGATGCTGCTTCAAATATGATAGCGTATCTGCATAAAGATACTGCAATCTTTAAGAAGATGTGCAAAACTGCTCAAGACTTTGCTAGACAAAATTATGATTGGTCTGTAAGAATTGGGGACTGGATAAAGTTACTAATATAAAAACATGTCAAGTGAATTGGTGCAGGTGGTTGACACCTTAACAAAAAAAGAACTGAATCGTATTAAGTTTCTTTTAAACAATCAAAATGTTAAAGATAAATTTAAACCTAGTGAAGTTTTTAGTGATGGAAAAAACTCTTCAGTAAATGCTAACGTTAGATCAAGCACTAGTGTATCTTTAGACGATAACTGTGAAGTTGCGGAGATTATTCATAATGCTATGAATAAGGCACTCGTAAAATATCACGATGAACTTTACAATATCAATCCAATGTTTTGCCAATTTCCTGTGCCATCAAGTCTTTATACAAATTGTTGGAGAGAATCTATTCAACTGTTAAGATATGAAAAGACACAAAATTACAACTGGCATGTTGATCAAAATGTAGATCAACATACAAAAGAATATCATAGAACAATATCTATCGTAACTTATTTGCAAAATGCAGATGAGGGAGGCAGAACACTATTCACACATAGAGCATATAAACCGAAGGAAGGTCAATCTGTAATATTTCCATCTAATTGGTGCTTTCCACATAGTGGCGAACCTGTTCAAAAAGGTGTTAAAATAGTAGCGGTAACCTGGTATCATTCACATTACAATTTTGAAAAATGAAAACTATCTGTAACGAATTTGGACATAGCATCTATATCTTCCCTGACTTTGTCCCTGTAGAATTTGATGAAGAGATTGAAAAATGGAAAATTGGATCAAAAGTTATTGAAGAAATTCCAACTGAATATCTTTTGTATGAAGATATGGAAGAGTTGAATGGACCTAAAAATGATTGGCTTTATGGTAGATATTCAGTTGAAGATGGTAAGTGGGTAGAAACTTACTGGGAATCAACAGATCGAACGGTCTATAATACATCTTTGGTTGAAATTAAAATAAACAAGTTACTTAAAATCATGTATGAAAGAAATGTGTTGACCGAAGATGAAATGAATAGCATTTATGAAAATAAGGGGACTTGGTGATGAGTAGATTTGGTCATAAGGAAACTTTGCATCACTGGGCAGGTATTAAATCTCATTTGGATTATAATATTATGCCTGGTATTCAAACCGAAATATTTGGTAGGAAGGATTTTTTTAATGACTTCTTCACCTCTACCACTTACATTTGGAACGAGCATGTTGAAAATAAAATGACTAAGTCTCCAGATTATTATCACTCTGGAGCGTGTCCGTTTGTATATGCTGATGCGTTCATGCCTAGGATGGAGAGACAAGGTGTTGGTATATTTCTACCAAAACATGATACATCAACACTAATCAATTGTAATGGGTTTTGTTATGAAAATATCATTGATATAATCAAATCAGCAAGAGATGAACCAGTTTTTGCCATTGCACCTGTTGGTGTCATTGATGAGTGGAAACAGGTATTCAAATCTCGCGATATTGATATCAAAGTTATATCTGTTTCCTATCATATTGATGACCCATTATGGCAATTTGGAACTGCTGCTATGATGAGTACATTTAGAGTATTTTATTTTCCTCTGTTTACTACACCTGTTCTCTGTGCATATTATAGTGGTGCCATTGTAAATTATTATGATCCTGGTAATGCATATGAATCCATTTCTGCTGAGAGTATTGTTAGTTCACATGCAAATCTTTCAAATGTTTATGGGGAGATTGAAAACTTGTGGATCAATAACATTGAAAATGTTGATGTAATTAAGTCTTTAATAAAGTTGTTTCTCTGTCCGCATAAGAGACAAAGTCAACAAGACTTGAAAGAATCGCTGTATATGTTGAATTTTCAATCAAATAGATTAACACATAATAGAAAAAGAATGATAGAAGATTGGGATGAAGCAAACAAATATAGAAGAATTGATGTGAGAAATATTCCACTTCCTATGAATGATCGTGACTGGGCGGAGTATAAATTGGATAAAAAATGCGAGACATATGATAATATGGAGTATCACCCTGAAGTTGCTAAATTGATTCCACTTTTATGATTACTTGTGTCATTCCAGCGAGAATGAATTCTTCTCGCTTTCCTGGTAAACCTTTGCATAAAATCAACGGCAAAGAAATGATTCTTCGTATGTGTGAGATTGCGAAGAACTGTGCCAAAATAGATCAAATCGTTGTTGCTACTGAAGATAAAATTATACAAAAATTAGTCACAGATCATGGTTATGGTTGTGTTGTGACAGGGAAGTTTTCTACCTGTACGCATCGAGTTGCTGAAACTGTCCGTAATTTTTTAGACAAACCAGATTATATTGTCAATCTTCAAGGTGATGAACCCTGCATTCAACCTTATATGATCGACGAGATGATTGAAGTTGCTGTACTCAATCAACATAAAATGATTCAGGCAATTTATAATATCTCTAGGGAGGATATGGAAGATGATGATTGTGTCAAAGCAGTAATCAATAATGGATCTGTGACACATTTGACACGAAATCCTGAGATGTTTACTGATAACATCAAGGGCATTGCTGGTGTTTATGTGTATGATTATCAAACGATCGTGAACTTTCCTAGATATGACCTACGTTTGGTAGAAGCATGGCAGGGACTTGACACATTTGGTTTTATTGGTAGAATACCTGTGATCCCCTATCTGTTGCCTTACAGGACACATGCTGTTGATCGAATCACGGACATCAAAAGAGTAGAAAAATGTTTACAAATGCAATAATCAACACTGTCAAACAATCCTCATCTATTGCTATCATTGGCAATGGTGGAAATCTTGCTATTGCTAGACATGCTGCTAGTGATATGTCAAGACATTTGAATAAGTTTTGTTTTGCACCTGAATGTGTGCATCTAACTGCCCTTGGTGGTGATAATGGATGGCACAAACCTTGGATTGAACAATATGCAAAAAATGCAGATTTGATTATTGGTATTACTACCAGGAAAGAATCTCCAATTTCTGAATCTTTGATGTTTACAAATTCGTTTTTGTTTGCACCACAGAAGCATCATTCTCTGCCTACAGTTATCATTCCATCCAAAACATTTCATGAGTTTGAAGTCAAAACTCTCTGGCAATTCTATATGTTGATGGAGAAATGTGGTGCTACTCTACCTGAGTTAGCATAACTGTGCCAATTAAATAAGTGTCCCAGACGCTTCCAGGATCGCCCTGGAGGCGTCTTATAGTATGTTTAGGTATGAATTCACTTGATGTATTCTAATTACGATCGTCTGCTGTTTCTGCTGTCCTTTCTAGCTTTTATGAACTGGGGAACACGATTAACTTACAACCTCTTGACAAGTTTCTAAAATGTGTGTAGACTACCTTTGTCTGGTTTGATGAACATCATGAAAACTTATTCAGAACAACGTAGAGAACGTCTTGACGATATTGTAGGAGAATACATTACAGACGAGAGTGTATCTGCTGCTGAGTTTTACATGGATCTAAAAGCATGTATTGCTGATTGGTTACAGTATCATCAAACTTATGTCAAGAAATTAAAAGATTTAGAAGAAATGATTAACGCAAAACGTTATATTTCTCCTGATGAATGTCAGCAAGGGACTGTGTGATGTGATGGTGAATGTTTAGATCTATGAACACTGTGCCAGTTGACATGGTGTCCACTACCTCTTGACGGGGTGGTGGTTTTGTCGTATATTACATTCATCGATAGGAAATCAATGCAACTTCGTCCACATCAGCAGCGCATTGTTGATCGTATGCAACAGTATGATCTTGGGCAAGTAATCGTTCCTACTGGTGGTGGCAAAACCATGTGCATGATTACTGACACCAAGAATCGTCTGGATCGTATCAACAACGGCACTACCACTGTTGTTGTTGCTCCTCGTATTCTGCTGACAGAACAACTGTGCAGCGAGTTTCTGGAAGTTATTGATACTTCCAACACCTGTCTCTTATACACATCTGACGCTGCCGACGACTCCTTACGTG